CCGAGGTCCATCCCGCAATCCTGGTTAGAGTATCAGTACGGTTGGAATCCGCTCATGTCTGATATCAAAGGGAGCATAGACTCTCTCCAGAAATATGACAAGAGTCGTGACTGGGTAGTCACGGTAAAGGGTTCCAAGCTAGAGAAGTCTTCGGGGTTCTGGGATTCACATCCTTCGAACCCTCGGACTGATGGTCTAGACTATTTCGTCGGCACAAAGAGTACCTTTGCCGGCGTTTTTGTCAGGTTAGATGTTATTCCTGACAATAGTTTCCTAGCCACTGTCACTTCTCTGGGCCTCACAAATCCGGCACTCTTGGCCTGGGAACTCGTCCCGTATAGCTTTGTTGTCGATTGGTTCCTACCGATCGGCGACTGGCTGTCTACGTTAGACGCGACCCTGGGTTACAAGTTTGGGTTTGGATCGAAATCGGTCCGTCGTGAGGGCGTCGTTAAAGCCGTGTTCCGAAAGGGATACAGCACTGGGAACACTGTCTACCGGGATTCGGACTACAAGATCTACCGCCGAGACTTCGAGTTGAAGCGCACGACCTATAGTTCTTTTCCGTTCCCACAGTTTCCTGGCTTTAAGGATCCATTTAGTGCTGTCCACGCTGCAAACGCACTCTCGCTTTTCGCGGGAGCCCTTGGGGGACCAGGTCGACGATTTGACGACCGGTTCTTCACCTTCAAATAGAGGTTCGAACTATGCCCGCTTTGGGTAACATCGCGATTGCTGACGCGGAGGTTTCTCCCGTTACGCACACCTTTGCTCCGGTCACTACTGACGGAAGCCTGGCCATCCTGGCCAACCGTAGCGCCACTTCTCCGCAGGGTTTCGAAACCCTTCGGGTGAGCCTTAACCAGCCCAAGACTGCAAAGTCGGCTTACACCCTCGATATCGGATTTAACGATCCGGTCGAGGCTGTTGTCGATTCGCAGAACGTGGTGGTGCGAAACAACTCGGCGAAACTGACGATTAACTTCAGTGCGCAGAGTACGTCCCAGGAACGTAAGAACACCCTGAAGCTCATGCAGAACGTCCTCGGCCATGCCACTGTTGTGGCGATGACCGATACGCTCGAGCCGATCTACTAAGACCGGAGTGCCAGAATTATGGCACACATGAGCGATGGAGACAAACAAGTCTTCATCATGCAAGGTGGTTTACTCTTACTAGGAGCCTTTACATGGATCCGACACACCCTGGCCGTAATCGGCCTGTTGACGTCACTCTTCGTCCTTTTCTCGTTCCGTTCATCCGAAGGCTTTCTCAAGCTCTCGGTTGGCAGGGCGAAACCCAGTCCTGCAAGCTCGGGCGGGCCGTCGGAGAATCACCAGAAAACAGGTGGTTTTCTCACGTACCCAATCGATTTGCAGTAGACCATCTCATGTCGGAGATTCTTTCAAAGTTTGATGACTCAAAGTCATCGGATCAGAAGGAATCAAAGACGTGGGAGAGATTCTGGGAAGCAGAGGACTTATGCTCTCAAGCTAATATGTTCTTCTTGCGGCGTGACCCGGCTCATTTTTCAACGAGTGAGCTGGGCGTTTGGTCGATTCTTGAAGTCGCCAAGCGGAAAATTTCACGCCTCTTAGGACCATACAATGCGCGAGAGTGTGAGGCGGGTATGTCGTTCACCACGGGGGCCAGTTATCGGCTCAAGCGGCAATACGGCAATCCTGTTTACAAATATTCGGCTTCGCGAGCCGAGACGTCATTCGACAATCTGCCGAAGGCTAGGAGAGTAATTTCTCGCTCTCCACTCTGGGCTAACCGCCCAGTTTTCGCCGAAGGACCTTGTCCGAATCTCCTGTTGGAGGTCGTACCGGGTAACAGGTTGATAAGTGTGCCCAAGAACTATAAGACTAACCGGATGATAGCCATCGAGCCCCGTATGAACATGTACGTTCAGAAAGGGATCGGTAAAGCTATTAGACGGCGTCTAAAGCGGATCGGAATTGATCTCGATCTAGGACAGAAGACTCATGGTGATCTGGCCCGACTTGGGTCAGCCACCGGTGGTCTGGCTACCATCGATCTCTCGATGGCGTCAGACACTGTGTCCCTGGAACTAGTGAGGTTTCTTCTCCCGGCCGACTGGCTGCGGCGCCTTGAGAGGGCTCGCAGCCTGTTCGGGGTTCTTCCTTCCGGTGAAAAACACTTATACCGGAAGTTCAGCTCTATGGGCAATGGATACACTTTTGAACTTGAAAGCCTGATCTTCTGGGCAATCAGCTCGGCGGTGTGTTCAACCTATGGGGTCTCGGAACGTCTAATGTCAGTGTACGGTGACGACATCATCGTGCCTGCTTCTGTCGGTGAGCCGTTGTGTGCAATACTAAGCACCATCGGTTTTCGTGTCAATATGGAGAAATCTCATATTGCCGGCAGGTTTAGAGAGAGCTGTGGTGAACAGTACCTCTCTGGCTACGACGTTACGCCGTTCTACATAAAGGAAGAGGACAGATCCTTGGTCGGACTGTTCACCCTCCACAATCAGCTATATCGTTGGCTTCACCGCCAGCGACGAAATGGATTTGAGTTCCCGAAGGCCTGGGCTGTTATAGCTTGGCTTAGGGGGCTCGCTCCTGCTGATTGGCGTAGACCACGCATACCAGATGGGTATGGTGATGGCGCATTCATCGGTACATTTGACCAGGCTCACCCAACCCCCGTACCGTCCGGTTATCTGGACGGTGATGGGTGGGAGGGTTATGTCTGCGAAGTGTTGTCCACTGTTTCGGTATCGTATCGACTTGGCTCACGCTTTGTCGGCGATGCTTACCAGTGGCTTCTGGTGATGCTAAAAGAACATCAAAGGGAACCACTCGATTACTTGGGTGAAGTACCTCCTGTGGGTGTCGAAAAGACACGACGGGTACGACAGATAAAACTAATCGTACCACACTTCGAGTCCTAACG